GAGGAAGTAACAGACCAAATATATAAAGACTTTATAGACACAGGCAATGTTTCAGAGGGAGTGATTTCTTCTCTCGCGGATAAGATAATATTAGGTGAGTCTCTTACAGATCAAGAGAGGGCTATTTATTCAGAGAAGGGTACTGAAGTTGAAAAGAAACTGAAACAAAAGCAAAGAGAGCAAACAGAATCAGCGGCTAGTAATATAATAAAAGATCGTCAACCTGATAGAGACATAGATGTTGATACACTAGAAGAGTCTAGGAATAGATTTAAAAACGATGGGTATCTAAATTTATTTGACCCTAATGATATGGCTGTTTTATTTGGGGAGATGGAAAACCTTAGCCCTGGAGATAGAGTAGAAGTACAGAAGATGATACTAGCATCTGAAGCATTCAAGTCTTTAAACCCTAATGCTGATACGTTTATAATTGGATTTACAGAGGACGGATATAAAAAAGGCGCTAAAGCCAGTGGTTTTGGAAACGTAGAGGGGACTGCTGGTGTTACTAGTACTACCAAAGCAGATGGAACTAGAGGAGTTGGTAATAAAATTATACAGTTATTAGGTAACAAAATTAAAAGAAAAAAAACAGATCGAACAGCATATAAGACGGCCTATCATGAAGTCATGCACCAGGTCTTTGCTGATTATTTTGACTCTAATCCTGTAGATTTTAATCAGTTTAGAAAATTAATTGTTAATCGACTGAAGAGATCTGATGTTAAAGAACTTAATGAATTTGCGGAATTATATAAGGAAAGATCACAAGGTGCTTACAAGTCTGAAGAGTTCATGGTAGAGTTAGCCGCTAAGATAGGAGGTAGACAGATTGAATTTTCTCCTTCATTCTTAGAAGAAATAAGAGCATTTTTAAATAACATCATACGAAAGATTACTAATAATAGAGTACAGTTGTTTGAAGATGCTGGACTTGCAAAGGATATAGAAGGTTATCTTACTGGTGTTACTGAGGCTATACGTACCGGTTCCGATTTAAGAAAAGTAAAAACAGCGGAAAGATTAAAGTCCGATAGGTTTAAAAGAACTTCTGAAAGTGTGGATGTCAAAATAGATCCTGAGACTCAAGAAGAAACATTTATAGTTACTGAATCTAGAAACCTAGAAGGAAGACCTGATCCGGAGAGTTACGAGAGACAGAAAGATATACTTGAACCTATTACTGATTGGATAAGATCTAAGTCCAACATTACCTTAAAAGAGTTTGAGAGAAAACTAGGTACAAGATTAAGAGGAGCGGATAGAAAAGTAGTCCAGGCTCAAGAGGTTGCTAATTCTATGATTGAACCCATTAAGAATCGTTTATATCTTGCTTCTCTTCGAATAAAAAAAGCCGTAAGTAAATTATCCCAGGAAGATCAAAAGCGGATATTGGATTTAACAAACGAATACTATTTTTCTAAGAGTAGTGAGGCACAAACTAAAGCGCTTCAAGAAATTATACTTGAGAATGAAAATATAGCACAGGACATTCAGTTACTTAAATTTCTACTTGAGGATCAACAAAAGAAAATCTTGAACAATCCTGCTTTTGATTCCTTGAGTGAGGACTTATTGCAAACAATTAAAGATAGCGTGGGTGAATATGGTGTTCGATCATATAGAATATTTACAGACCCTAATTTTAAAATAGATCCTGAACAGCGAAAGATTGCTAAAGAAGATTTAATACAACAAAAATTGTTTGAACTTCGAGAAAAAATATTAGATGGTGACGAGGAGGCGATAGCAGCAATCAGGGAATATTTTGAAACTGACCCGAATCTAAAAGAGATTATGGATCAAATAGAGATTGATCCTACAGGTGAATTTGATACTGTAGGGGCAATTGCCATTACCGAATATCTTAATAGTAATGAGGTAAAAAAATCTATACAGCGAGATGTAAATAGGACCTTAAAATATTACGATGATGTTGCAAACAATAGGGCCAAAATAAAAAAAGGATATAGTGGGGATCCTGATATGGCTCAAGTTCGAGTTAAGGGTAAGAACCTAATGAGAAGACAAGATCTTCCTGAGTCATTAAGAAAGATGATGGGCGAGGAAGATAACGCATATGTTAGAATGGTAACCTCTGTCACTAACATAGCACAGATGAATTCAAACTTCACGATGATATATAAATTGAATGAGATATCTCGTGAGAGCGGAATGGGTCCCATGATATTACGTCCTATGGAGTATAGTCTAATGAGGCAAGTATTGAATAATCCAGAAACACTTGTAACCCCAGAGGGTTTAACAAGTTTTGCAATAACCTTAGGATAAATTGACGCTGACATGAACGTACAGGATCTCATGAAGCAACAAGGATTTGAAGATATCAGACAGGCTCAAGACTTTATCTCTGATTTTTTTCAAGATAACTATACAGTTGTAAACGACAAGAGATCTCCCATGGATGGTAAGGCTGTCTCAAATGAATTTTTGAGCATGGTTAAACAAACACCTATGTATCAGGCAAGCGGTGATGATTTAAGAAGCAACCTTCTGCAAGGTTATTATAATACTTTATTACAAATGCGAAAGGTTAGGGTGCTTTACAACCTGCCTACCTGGAGAAAGAATATAATGGGAGGGTGGTACTTCCTTGCCGCTAACGGTATTTTTGGTTACAACCAACAGCGAGGTGGGTTTACTGTAATGAAGGATCTTAAAAACAGATTAAAGAAAATTAAAACCGGAGAGACTGATCCTGAAATAGAGGCATTGCTTGACAAGGTTGGTGAGTTAGGATTGCTAGGTGCATCTTTAAACGCGGCCTTAGTAGGAGACATAAACAACTCGTATTATGACATGGGATCTGGAGGAGATCCCAATACTGCATGGGCCTGGTTGCCTAAGTACCTTCAAGAAACACAAAAAAAATTAGGTACTAAGTCTTCTCGTATTGCTTATCAGTATGGTTTTATAGATGACTATACAAAACTTATTGCTTACCTATCTAAAAGAGAAAACTTTGCCAGACGATTAACATCTAACACTGAAGGTAAATCATACAGCGAATTAACCGCCCCTCAACAACAGGAAGTAGACCTCGCTGTAGTGGAAAGGATTAAACAAAATTTTCCTACGATGTCTAGGATAAGTCCAATGTTTAGAAATATAATGTCGTTACCATTCGGAGACTTCTTATCGTTTAGAGTAGAAGCCTTTCGAAGTTTCTTTTCAATCTATTTAAATGCCATTAACGATCTAAAGGAAGGTATAAGTAATAGCAACCTTACGGAATCACAACGTAATGCTTTTATGCTTGATGGATTTAGATCTTTATCCATGGGTATAGCGATGTCAACAATGTCTGCGGGAGGATATAAATTTCTTCTTGATCAATTCTTGGATGACGAAGAAGATATAGAATTGTCAGATGATGTAAGGGGTGTTAACTATGTTCTTCCTCCTTGGATGGTGGGTTCTAATATCATACCAGTATCCATGAAGAAAGATGGAACTATGAGGTTTATAAATATTAGTTCTGAAGATCCTTATGATGAAATGCAAGGGCTTATTTACGGTAGAAAAGGAATTTCTAGGAGCGAAAGTTTACTCTCTATAGGCAAGGATTTTTCAGACCCTAACCTTGCTGTTAGTTTATTAACTAATCTTATTAAAGGTCAGAACTCATATGGTGCACCTATAGTTCGTAATCAGGATGCAACATGGTTTAACAGATGGATCATAGGTAGTACTCTAAGTGATTGGTCAAGTGCTTATGGGTCTTATATATTTAAAGAAATGTTTATACCACCAAACATTAACTACGTATCGAAACAGGTTCGTAAACGACTCAAGGAAGCAGAAGAAAACCCTGATGCACAATTAGACCCTATCTCAACAGCGTTACAATTAGGCACATCCCTGGTATTTAGAGACTACCCTGTTAATATTTCCAAACAGTTCTATTATAACCTAGAGGATCAAAACTTTTTTACTCCGTATGGGGACTTATCTAAACGAGAAAAGTTCAACAGAAAAGTTAGGCTTAATGAAATCAAAACAGCATATGATTTTATAAGAAGATATGGAAATAAAAATAATAACGTGGATATGATTCGATCGGCTTCTAGGACTATAAAAAATAAATTTAGAAAGAGCAGAGCAGAGCAGTTGTACCTCCTGTATGACATGGATTTGCCAGAATAATTCAGATAATTAATTCTAATTAAATGGTAATATCTTTGCAGTATATAAACCTTTTATGAAAAGAAGATCCCCTATAGATATGTTAGATTCGTTTGGAGAAGATAGAGTAATGGGCATTAGTATTAAGTCTCTTGTTGCGATAGGAATGACTGTAGCGGTAGCGGCCTCTGGTTATACTATGATGAATAATCAAATAGAAATCGCTAAGACCTTACCCGAAGCACCTGTTTCTGCTGAGATGTTCCGGCTCCAAACAGAGATAATTGATAACGCTATCCTGGAGACAAAAGCCGACATTGAAAACATAAACTCTAGCCTCAAAAAGATTGACGAGCGTCTTTATAATTTATCTCGGAAATGAAATGCTCTACGCTAAGTATAGTTCTTCTTATAGTTTTATTAGTAGCAGGATTAACAACAGGTTGTAGCACACAATGGCATCTCAAGAGAGCGATCAAGAAAGACCCAACGATTCTAGTCCAGGACACCGTGATTGTAACGGACACGGTTGTGACAAGTTCGACTGCTGTATTGGATACGGTCACCATCTCAAAGATCGATACAGTAGAGATCGTAAAGAACAACTTCCGAGTAAAGATTATGCGGAGTTACGACACCCTAATAATAGATGGAGGTTGTGAGGCTGACACAGTTGTCAGGACAGTCAATGTACCCTTTGAAAAAATAGTATACACTGCCCAGGATAAGTGGTACCATAAAATATATAAAGGGTCCTTCTTTATTCTGACAGCGTTACTGCTCTTCTTGTTCGGATACAGGTTGCTCAGGAATTAACTCATGAAATCTTGAGTAGCCTCCAAATACTACTGGCCATTCTCTTACTTCTTCAGGTGTATAATGGCCTACTAAGTATTGATTACTGGAAGTAAACATAATAAAAACCATTTCATCACAGTCCTCTTTCTTCATGGCTGCTTCATTGGCTTTAAAGGACCCTTCAGAAGTTTTTATGCTAACCTTTTTAACCTCACCATCCTTCATTACTTTCATGTCATCATCATGCTTAATGTCTTTCTTGTTCTTTAGTAATGTAGAGACAGCATATCTAGAATACTCCGGGGTTATCTCATAATAATACCTAACCAATAACTCACCTAGAACTCCAACAAATTCTGTATAGTATTCTCTTGTAACTTCTCCAAGTAACAGCGATCTTTTAATACCTGTCCTTTGACGATGGGTCCCCTTATATCTTTCTCTATTGGCGACAACTCTTCTTTGCGCTATGTCAGCGGCATACTCCCTAAGGTATTGAGGAATATCAACCTGTATCATACCAACCCCTCTAGCCTTATCTTGTTTATAGTATTGAGATCATACTCTTTAATGCAGTGCTCATATAAATTATTGGCTAAGTCTTCTGCCTTATTTAACGTCATTGTTTTGACCGCATCTTTCCAATCTCCAGGAGAACTACAAAGGATTCCTGTCTTCCCATTTATTATAGCCTGCTTGTATGGCCTTACATTACTAGCGATGATCGCTGTTTTAGTTAGCCCTGCCTCAACAACTTTAAGTTCTGACTTGCATCGATTAAACTTACTGTCTAAAAGCGGAGCCAAAGAGACATCAAAATTCTTATAGAGTGCTCCATACTCATGAGGTTCAAGGGGCAACAACTTATGCTTTGCCTTAAGGAAGTCAACATATGAAATACCTTTGTGGTTCCAGGTTCCTAATGCCATGCAGTATAACTCATAATCCTCAAACGTCATACCCATAGTTTTTAAATCCTCTGAGTGTCCATTGGCACCAAGGTAGCCGAATCGAACCACGCCCTCTGGGTTTGGATTCTTTTCTTGATCCACCCATTGTTTTTCTTTAGTATATAATGTATTAGGGACTACTCTAATCTTAACCTCAGGATTTATTTTTTTCATCCTGTTACCTAAGTATTCAGAAGGTGTCCATATTTCGTCCGCAATATTTATAGTCCCTAAGATATTTTTCTTCTCTGTTTTTTCGTAGTGAGGACGAGCGGGATTATCTTTTGGTATATCCCAGAAGTCATCATTGTCTAGGATCAATTTTATATTATTCTTTTTTAGAAAAGATTTAAACTCCTTGTGATTAGATACACTACATCTCCTGGAGATAACTAGGTTACTTACCTTGGTAAGGTCCCACTTTTTAAGTTCATTAAAGTTATCAAAGTAATGAGTGTTGACTCCTTGCTCTTCTTTGAGTCTTATAAATGGAGTAAGTATCCTATGATAATTAATCCCACTTAAACCATCAAGGTAAATTAGGGTCATCATATCCATCATAGAACTCTAAGAGCGCAGCACGGATCATGTCAAACTCCATGTCTATGTCTCTCTTGTATTTGCGGATTGTATTATGCAGTCTCTCTGCGTCAACCCTTGGCTTCCCTCCTTCATCATGCAAATTTTCGTACAGGTTGGTTGCCGAATTGTGCATTCTAGATGTTGCTAGGAAGTATGTCTCACTCAACGACTTTGTATCCATGCCCTTTTATTATTGCTACAAATTGATTCTTCTCTAATGTTTCATCGTACGTTGTTGACTGGCCCGAAAAATATTTAGGGGAATCATCAATAACATAGCCGTGGTTTCTAAGGTAATCAGCCATAAATTTGCAACAACATATAGCATTGTCAACATCATAGCGACAATTATACTTAACATCAATCCTAAATTTGTCCATAGTGAAGTGATCAAATGCATCAAGCGCACTCTTAATCTCCTCCCAGTAGACGGCTTTGTGTTTAGTTCGTATCGCGAAATGACCACCCGCATAAAACTTATTAAGCGAGACTGGCTTCGGTAAAAATAATGTAATCTCTTGATACCCATTTTCTTCCACGCTTACTAATGTAAGTCCAAAAGTTTCGTATTCAAAGAAAAAGTTGGGAAACTTTTATCTCCTGTCCCTACCATACTGAATCCTGTACGTGTTGAATTTATTCTCATAAGGATTGGTTCATCAAATGGAGTAGGGGACCCTCCGGTTTCCTGGTTTCTCATTTTCCTAATATGAATCTCTACCGTACTACGGATATCATAATCGGGAGAAGCAATTTTACGATGGAACGAGGCAAAAATATCTGAACGATTCACCATCTTACCCCCTCCTTCTGTGTCCTCAGCAAACGGAGCCATCTGTAATCCATCAGGACCTTTCCTTCTTGCGGCCTCTGTTATAGCATGAGTGTTTAACCACACTGCAATATCATTTTTATTAGAGAAGGTAAGCAACTCACTAGCCGCTTGATAATGATACTCGTGACTAGACAACTCAGCACCTTTAGACATAGTAATCTTCAGTGAATTATATGGGTCAATAAAAAACCCATCATACTTCTCTTGTCTAATTAACTTTTCAGCAAACACAATTAGATCAGTATAACTATAGACCTCATCATTACTTATAATAGTAAAGTGTTTGTTCACCCACTTGAATGCCTCTACCCTTTCCTCATAATGCATCTGATCAATGGGTATGTCCATTAGAAATTCCATAAGCCTCATCTTTAAGGCCGCTGTTTTATTCTCACTAGAGTATATTATCCATCTCCAATCATGCAGGACAGCGGATGCCACCATAAGGTACAAGCCCATGGTTGTTTTACCTACATTACTATGCCCATTAAAAATGGTGAACTCTTTTTTAAATAGGAAATAGTTGTCTAATTTTTTCAGCCCTGTACTTAATCCTTTAGGTATCTCCCCCTTTGCAAACTTCTCTATCCATTCTCTATCACTATTGTCTGAAGAAATAAAGGACATGTCTCCATCAAGGATAAGCATTTCTCTTTTGATCCTTTGCTCATCATCAATTACCTCACGTATAGGCATCATCTTACCTTGAATAAGACCATCGGAGATTGTCCTCCTGGCTTGGTCCATATCATCTACGGTATCCCTTTGCTCTAACTCTCGAAGCATTATTCTTACTGCCTCCTCTTCTTCCATCCTTCCTGCGGATATGTATCCACCACAAAGTATAGCGGCCCTGAGTAATATGACATGCTTCTCCCCTTCCTCTGCCTTACGTAACATGTGAGCAACTATGTCTATCTTCTCATAGTCGGTAAGAACTTTCTTCTCTACCCTTTCCTCTGCTTGTACAGATTCAGATAGCATGTGACCAAATATTTTACAATCTTCTTTACTTATAATGTCCGGGTCATAACTTTCGAAACAAGCCCTTGCTTCATTGACACCTGATGCGTCAACCTCTAAGCCATAGGTCTTATCAAAGTATGCTTGGAGTCCTTTGAAATGATCTCGATGCCGCTCCGGGTTAGATATTCTAATTAAAACTTTAAGACCATCCCCTGATGGAGATACCCAACAGGCTCTAACAAAGTCATCCGTACCAAGTAAAGACTTATAAAGTTCTACATCTATATGGTCGAAGTCTAATATAATATTACCACTGTGCCCTTGTATCTCATCATCACGTCTTCCTGTAAATACTCCAGAGAATAATGCAATAGGTAATGTTTTCTTTAGTGCAGTGTCACCATCCCTAAGTTTATCAATTGTTTCCTTATTCTTTCCCTCTCGTATCCGATCCAATGCAGTAGACAGCGGAAGATAATGTGGTTCTGTCGTGTTCGTTATAGACCCGAACATGGTGATCATTTCATTTGAACTCATCTGAATAATTTTTTTCTTTATAGTGTGCTGATATACCTACTTCCTTTTGACTTGCTATATTAAAGACTCTCAGGCTTAGATAGTTTTTTAACTTCATCCTCTCGGCAATGCCCCTAATAACATTTTCATTTCTGTTCATGTGTGCTATTGTCTTCGCTCTGCACACTAGTGAAATATTGCGTACTCGATGTGGGATA